GTTTTGGAGAGGCATCTTTTGCATCTACCCAGGTGCCCATCTTTCTAAACGCAGTTGCGCCAGCCACAGTTGAGACGGTATTAGGAACCTTTACACCTGCCTGATTTGCACACCACATAACAAATGAGCCACACCAAGGTAGAAAGTCTGCCTTAGTAAATTTGCCATACTTAGTCTCATTATCTTTTGGACCTTCAATTGTGCCAACTTCTTTTTCAGCAACCTCAATAATGGCTGCTGCTGTTCCTTTGTCTGCCATATGGCTCCTTTCGTAAAAGGCTATTGTCTCAGTGTGATAGGTTTGGCACATGGCAAAAATCGTAGAACTAACAAAGGATGAAATTCGAGTCTGTGCTCAGTTGGGCATGGAACGCTGGTTAATGAAGTGGGGCAGCGAAGACCGCCCTAACTATGCTGAAGGCAAACGCCAAGGTTGGCTAGAGTATGAGTTAAACGCAAACATTAGATCAAATGTTGCAGAGTATGCAGTTGCTAAACTTTACAAAATGCCGTGGACAGTTCCTTGGTACACAAATGAAGAGCATAAGAACCGTATAGATCACCCAGATGTTGGACAAAATATTGAGGTTCGTTGTGTTAGAACAAAGGATGCTATCCCTGTATGGAGTAAAGATGTAAATAAGAACGCCATAATTGTTGGTACTAGAATTTACGACCTAGAGTACTTTTCTTCAGTAGAGATATATGGCTGGCTACCAGTATCAGAGTGTCAGAGAGATGAGTGGTGGTCGCAAGAAAAATCAGGAACTTGTTGGAGAGTTCCAGTAGATCAGTTTAGGGACGGAATACCTTCACTTATTGAAATTGTTTAAAGTGTCCAGGATGAATATTAGTAGGCACATACTCTTTGCCCATGCGCTCTTCATGACTTCCCTTATCGGTGAAGTTAGTTATCATGGCTAGATGACCGCCTAGAGAACTTTCTTTTCTTTCACCTAATCCTGGCTGACGATAAACTGTTACTGGCACATGGGAGACGCCCTCTGCCATTGCAGCCTCTAATCTATGGTGACCCTCACCAACAACGCCCCACTTATTAGCGTGATCATATGCAACCATGATTGGATTGTTAATTCCTTTGCCACTCTTAATGTCTCCTCTAATTCCAGCAATAACTTTAGAACTAGAAGGCTGAGCATCAGCACCAAGACGTCTATGTTCCATCAAAGGAATTAAGCGCTCAGTCCTAACCATGCCAGTAGCACTCTCAGTTGGATCTCCTTCAAGATGACCTTTACCACCTGCTTTTCTTATCTGAACATTCTCAGGAACAGGCATATTAAATTGTTTTTGATTTAAATTATTCATAAAACTCGGTAATCCACATCTCGATTTTTAGAGAATCGTTGCATTGATTTACGTGCTTCAAATTTTTCTTGAGGTTCAATTACTGGAAATTTAGCCCGTGCATTAAATTGACGATGCGTGTAATCAACTACGTGCATACCTTCAGTAGTAGGAACATGGTGCACATAGTGATTTCCAAATTGATGATTATTAGCATTTGAATCTCGATACTCTTTTACATGAGAACCGTGAGGAAGATAGTCATGCACCATACGACAAGCCTTGTCACACTCTCCTTCTGCAGACCATTTATCTCCAGCAAGATACCCTAACTCATTAGTGTTAAGCGGACTTCCAGTTCCTAAATCAGGATGGCTATCAGATGTAAGGCTTTTTGCAAGATGAGTTAACTCTCTGGGTGTATGAATTAACGGCTCTTGTTTCCAGACTCCGTGAGAAAACTCTTGACCTCTACTCATGCTTGCATCTCTTTAGGATTTTTATATATGCGTTTTCTTGCTGGACGTTTACTGCCCTTACTTGCTACCCAAGAAGAAAATGTTGGAGATTCATTTCTTCTTAATCCATTCCAATTACCTGTAACAGGATCTGCTTCAGGTCCAGATATACCTGTAACTTTTACTTTTGCGCCAGGTTTAACTGGAACTTCCTTTTCTGGACGCTTCATTTCTCTATCTCTAGAATCTTGCCAAACTTGAGCACGACTCAATCTCTTACTATCTGTCTCTACAGCACTGATAGGAACTTCGGCATGCATGACGGTGCCAAAAGATCCAGCAAACCTTCTTGCTACTTGAGGATCTGCTGACCAGTGCATTCCAAGAGGTGCATCCTTTTTAAATTTACGAGTCACACCACGGTGTACTTGAAAAGTTAATTCTGATTGATCCCACTGCTGTTTAGATAAGTTATCTTGAGCAGCCATTATGCTTTCCACTTCCTTGGTGGATTGTACGTTCGTGTGCGATCTCGGTTATCACTTAACTTAGTAACAGCAGTTACGTGCACGGTGCTGCCCTTCTTAACAGGAACTTCATTCTCCCAATACTCGTCATATACTTGATTCTTCTGTAATACATCAGAGCGAGTCTCACGACTCTTCTTAGCCACTTGTCCTTCAATTACAACGCCAGGTCCTCGCCGAATAGGATTTCTTGCAAAGCCAACGGCTCTCTCTGGATCATTTGTCCAGTGCATGCCGAGGGGTTTTTTTACATCTGTAGTAAAACTTAATCCACGATAGAGAGTATGAAACTGCTTAGGAGATAGATTACTCATCTTCTTCCTTTGGTTCAGAGGTTCTGCGCTTCTTTACGTTGTAACCTAACTTTGGTCCTTGCATTAAATCTTTAATTCCCTCAGCACTCGCCATCTGTGTTTTATTTAAGTTGTTATTAACCCATGCAGCAATGTAATCAGCACCGCCCTCTTCATTTACATCTTTAACTTTAAACCTTTCCTGAACGGACTTTTTTCCGTAAGAAGATCTAGAGTAACCACTCTTTGAAAAAGCCTTCTTCTTCATCTCTTATCCTTGGGAGTAAAGTGATCATGAGGCTCACCAATTCCAAATTTTTCTTGATCATGTAGGTGTTTGTGAAAATCAAGGCGAGTCTTATGTGAGCCATCTTCATTAGGTGTAGACATAAATGCATTTGATTCTTCAAAAGTCATGGCATGCTTATGATACTTAAGGGAGTGCCAGTCAACTTGCCACTTATCAGTTGGATGTGGAATCCACTTCTTATTACTCATATTGACATCCATCCCGCATACTTAGCATCAGGATTATCTATATGCCATTGCTTCATTAAGTTATTTTGTTTTTGCCAGTTAGTGTCGTGAGTATCAAGACCGCACTTAGGGCACAGCGTTACGCCCATACTCTTGTAGACATGCTCACACATGGTCGTCATGGGTTCACCTGTCTCTTTGCTATTAATTCATCAAAATCTTTAATCTTCGTGCCGCCACCGTATGTCCAGGCATAACCTTCATTGATTAGTTTCTGATTAAGCGACACATCTGCTCCGTCTAAAAATAGCCAACCTAGGATTCTTCCATACTTCTCTGATGAGTCTGGCTTCTCTGTCTTAATGACAATGTCTTTCGCCGCCGCTATTTCTTTTTTAAGTTTCTCTTTTACTTCCAAGCCGAGGGCTTTTTCTTTCAGATCGGTAGTGCGACTCTCAGGTGTGTCAATACCCGCAAGACGAACCCGCTGTGTAAATGAGACGGCAAAGCCTAAATCAATATCAACATCGATAGTATCTCCGTCAACTATCTTGTTAACCTTCTTGACACGATACTCATACATTATTTTTTAACCTTTGGTTGGTATGGCTCAATGCGTGATTTGATAGATCCATCTTTTCGCATGATGACTATCCAGCCGTCTTTAATCTGCATCTTGTTAAATGGTTCGCTACGTGAGTATTTGGCGCTCATGCTTTGGTACTACTTGCTGTATTAGATGCCTCTGATGGAGGTGTCATCTGCATTGCTACATTTACATACATTTCTTTTGGCATTACCTTAACGCCGAATTGTTGAGTAGATAAATTTTGGGCGTTCATTTGTGTTCTCCAGTAATCATAAACCCGTGAGGGGAGGAATAGAAGCGTTCACCCTCTATGTTCCCAGATTCTTCTTTAACTTCCTTGCTAACTGGTTCTACCTTGTAAACTTTCACTGGATTCTTCTCAGCGCCCTTTGGCATCTTAGTCTCGCCAAAGAATCTTGCCTGCCCTGGATCACTTGTAGCCCATGCACGAGCCATGCGGCCTTCGCCTTCAGTGACAGCAGGAAATATAAAGCCACCACTTACATCTGCACGAGTGCCATGGTACATGGGGCCAAATTGCTGTTGGGAGAGATTACTCATTTACTCTTCTCCTTCAAACTTTAAAATGTTTTCTGGTGGATAGTATCTTCCTACTTTTTTTGCCCAATCTTCGCCGTCATAAGTTCTATCTTGACTATGTTTAATTGTGGGAATGTTTTTATCTTGTTTCTTTAAATCAATTGCCATATTCCACATGGCAGTAGCAACACCTTTGCGTTGATGCTCTGGATTGACGTCTACACTATCTACGCCTCGTCCATGAGCCCATCTCATTGCACCTATTGGTTTATCTTCTTTTTTTGCAACAATGTTGTGTCCACCCTGTTCATCGGCGCCTTTATATTCCAAGGTATACTCTTTAAACTGTTGTTTAGACAGATTGGTATTCATTAGAACAACTTATACTTGATTGAATCTGGCTTTTCTTTCTTTAACTTCTCAGACATATGTAGAGTCTCATTAGATGCCGCTTTACCTACATTTAGAATTGATCCTTCTGGAGTTGTCTTGTGCATGTAATCAAACATCTGGCGGCCAATTCCTCCGCCTTTATACTGATCATGTACACGCATGTAGCCGATATTAGTATCTGCGATTGGCTTTGATTTCTCACGTACCTCATTGCCTTGCTGATCTTTAGTTACAAATGTAATACCAGAATCACGAACAGGCTCACGATAAAAATCTGAATAACCAACTAATCCTGGTTCCCCCTTTGGATTCTCTCTAACTCCGCCACCCTTTGGATCAACTGTTCTTGGCGTTGAATCTTTTGGATCATATACAGAAAGACGACGTGCATCGCCGTAAGAACGGATGGGATGCTTGTATGCCGTTTCTTCAGGCATATCGTGCTCAACGTAGTGTCTTCCTGCTGAGTCTTGGAATTCTGCATATCTGGCCATGAATGTATTGTGACATTATGGCTACTGTCTTGAGTGGCTATTGAGAAAATTTTAAAAAGAACGACTATTCAAACGTTTTTTTCTTCCAAATTTCAGTTTTATACCATCCTGTAAAGGTTGATGCATTAGATTTTTTATTGTATAGAGTGCCTTCTTGCTCTATTGCACTGTCTTCTTGTAACTTCCATAACTCTCTTTTAAAAGGAATAATTTGAGCAATAGGAGTTCCTTTTGGAATAACACCCGTAAAGTCTTCTTTTATATAAAATGGCAAATTAGAACCGCTGTTTAAAACAAACTCTCCATCTACGATACCTGTTGTAGTTATAAAAGGCAGATCGTGACGATTAAACGGATGAGTAATTATTGCACTGTAGTTTTTAGGGATTTTAACAAACGCAGGAAACACCCAAGTAAATTCAAAAGGAGCACACCCAGATGGAACTGGAAGAGTTTTATTCAAATTCTCATGCCTATAGGTTGCTAGAGGGTAGTGAGTTGCCCAACTTAAGGCTTGGTCAACAGAGAGATTTACAAATAAATCTCCAGGCAAAGTTAAAGCGTACCCAACTAACATGCTGTCTAAAAATGGTACGCACTTTTTTACTGTTTTACCTGTTGGAAAACGATTAAAGTCATTATCTTTCCATTGAGGAATGTTTTTATACCATTGAGGTAAATGGACATTAAGAGTAGAAACTGTATTTAAAGACTCTTCGTGTGGAGACATATACTTTAAAATATTTTTCTTTAATAATTTTCTCATAGTATTTTTTGACTACCCTAAACTAGAGTCAGGGTCTACTCTAGGTGCTCTACCCCACTTACCTACGGGACACTCTGCATTTGGTAGTTTAGTCTTTAATGGCATAATACAACCACACTTTAAACAATTTTGAGTTGGTTTAAAGAAAAACTCACAAGATGTGCACACATTTAATCTAGCGTTTGAAACGCTTTCTGCTACACGTCCTATATCTTTGTTAAAAAGATCCCAAACACGAGCATTTCGTTCATTTGATTCAGTCATTTTTTTCCTTAATATTTTTGTATTTATTAACGAATACGTGTGTTTTAATCAAGGATATTTCCTTCAATTTCTTTAAGAATTAAACTCCTCATACTTGTTTCTTTAAATTTTTTATATCTCTTTATCAAAGGCATATTTTTCCAGATGTAAGCACCACTATTAGCAGACATCGTAGCATAAGACAATAATGTTGTAGTTGGTTTTACTCTCTTTAAGATAATCGGTCTATTTGTTAAAAATTCAATATAAAAAAAGGGTTCATTTTCTTCAAAATTAAGAGTTCCTTTTAAGTCCCACACAGTAAGTTCTGCAGGCAGTGGTCGTAACCATTGACCAATATCAAAAGTTCCTATAGGCATTGATGCTGTTTTTGTGTATTTAGCCTTTCCATAATATGGAGGAGTAAAAGTAGCCAATAAAGACTCAGTAGAAAAAAACAAATAATTTAAAGGAAGATGAATATACCCAGTATTTTGAAGAGAAGACGCTTTTTTTGTAAAAGCATTTAAAAACGGTTTAGTGCTATCTACAGGGAAAACATCTCCTTCTGCAGAAACGGCTGTTTCAGTAAAGTTATACTCATATGAACAAGTAATAGGAAAAGTAAATACATATGTATTTTTGGCTTTTGACTTAAACGCAGGACATAAATACATAGACTCAGGACTTATGGGTTGTTTTGCTTTTTCTGCCAAAATTAAACTTAATGAGTTAGGATTGCTAAATAAGAGATTCCACTCACCGTATTGAGTTTCAACACCTGTAATGGGCGCCCAATAGACTGTTATTGGAGAGGTAGTCATACCTTCACCCTACCATAAGTCATTCGCCAACTCTTCGAGTTGCCAAAGGCTAGATCTCATTCTTATGGGTGTAGTGGCCTCTCTCGTGGGTCCTCTGTCTATGACAGTTAGAACATACGACATCGCACTTGCGGATCTCTTTGATCATCTTGTCCCAACTGCCTGTCTTGTGTAAGGCTGCTGGTGTGAACTTCTTATCACTTGGATCTCGATGATCTAGGTCTAAGACATAGTAAGGATATTTAACGCCGCAATCCATACATCCTCTATGTTCTTTATACTTACGGATATAATCACGTATCTGATCCTTCTTGGTCTTATTACGTAATAACTGGGCGCCCCTATTTTTAAGGTAGTACTTCTTACCTGCCTTTTTACTCGTCGCCTTAGCCTTATCGGACTTCCTGTCCTTATATGGCATATCTAGTTATTGCTGAGAAGAATATAAAAATGCCGCAACAATCCAGAGTAAGGCAATTATCACCGACAAGATCTTCATTACTAGATATACGGGATTACCAGCCTTGCGGGATACCCACAACACATATATCGCTACGACGCTCACACAGGTCAATGCTAAGAAGTCAGTTATTAAGATCATTTGATTCTCCTATTTACATGTTGGACAGTAGTTATGCACCCGCAGATGTTGACTAGTTATAAAGAACTTCATAGAACACCTGGGACAGGTGACCATGATCATCTCTCTCTTTTGAGAGGCTCTCTTTATTTCTAATCCAAATAGGCGCATGAGGTACACCCTATACCCTCTTGGCTACTGCTTTGGCTAGTACTGAGAAAAAATTATTGAATAGGGGAGGTATGCTTACTCTATGAATGGGCAATTTACAATTTCAGCCAATAAGAGGGGTGGTGGGGTGTGGCATTGGACAATTCGCACAGATTGTTGGCACGAGTATCCTGACAGGCCAGAAATCCAGCAGCCTCACATAACTCGTAGAGGAAAGGCAAGGACATCGGATGAGGCTCTAAGTAAGGCTCTCTTATTTCTACATGATTATAGAAGTGTAAAGAAGATTAAGAACAACGTGGACCACGTAGCGTGGGTCATTGACGAGGGACATTAAATTATTAAACGCCCTCTTGGGCATCCTTAACTATCTGGGTTATTTGATCAATGGTAGGGGCCGATAAATTTAGACCTTTGATACCCTTAAGTATCTCCTTGGCCATCTGCAGGCGTGTACTAGCCTTTATCTCATCAAATAGGTGTGACTGCTGTTCCATAGCCTTATTGTATATAGTGGAGCGGATGACGAGACTCGAACTCGCAACATCCACCTTGGCAAGGTGGTGCGCTACCAATTGCGCTACATCCGCATTTATTGTACTAGATTGTCTTGAATTTCTTTTAAAACATAGTTTTTTGATTTAAATAGATTGTAAAAGGCATCTAAGGACATGAAAGGCCTCGTCTTAAACTTACCAGCGGCTGCTGAGTGATGTAAGGCTTTATTTAACTTCTCGGTTACAACAAATTGTTTAAAGATAATGGGTCTTTCTGTATGAAATCGCAAGTAATACAGGACATCTTGATAATCTACTGTAAAAGTATCAAACTCATCTTTTAAAATAAAAGGAAATTCTAAAGGTCTAAACCATTTACCTATATCATAGGTGCCTGGTATAGGCATGCATCGTTTAGATAGTTCAGTTTGTTCAAAGGTAGGGTGTTCGTATGCTGTAATTTTAAGACTAGGTTCATCGGTAAAAAACACATATTGATTGACAAAACTAAAAACCTTTTTTTCTATTGATCTTAAAACTACATGTTTATCAAAAAACACCTGGTCATGAAGATCAGACGTACATTGCCCATCCTTTACTGTAAAAGAATAGTCATAAATTGATTTTATTGCGTAAAGATTATCTAGTGCCGCATTAATTGCGGGACAGTAATTTACAGCAATAGTAGTTCTAAAATCTTTATCCATAATTTTTTGATCATAAAACCTTTTACTGACCGTTTCAGGCTTAGATGCTCTTATCCACTCATCTTCACCACAGGCCCAATAAACGGTTAAAGGCTTCATAATATTTGCACTTTATACACTTTTATATTACTCCTCAAATGAGGCGGGAGGTAAATCGCCCCAACTCTTGGGGGTAACACTATCTCTTGAGCCACACATCACGCAAGTTACTTGACCATCCATATCCAAGTCAAACTCACACTTACTAATGCACTCTTTATTGCAGGAGGTACTCATGGCAGTATCTTCTTTCTTAATTTAGAAAAAAACATAATAATTACCTCTTTTAAAGTAGGTCTAGAGCGGTACATCTTAGAGGTATACCGTTTTTCGTAAGGTATGTAAGAAAAGTATCTCCTAGGCATAGTAAAAGCCTACACCTTGGCTACTGCTTTGGTGAATACTAAGAAAAAAATAAATGAGCCGTTTACTTGGACACTGCTCAGGTCCCTTACCTAGTTACTAAACCTAGGCAGGAAAACTATATCAGTTAATTTTCTTACATTCTGAGCAGTTCATGTATGACTCAACTGGAATTTCGTGCTTGTTACCTTCTTTATCATAACTTATGTGAACTTCTTTACCTTTACCGTAATAACCGTGACTAATACTGTTAGTTTCATGCATCCATTTTCCGTGTGCAAGACTTTCTTGTTTTTCACGGATTGGTCCAAAAATACGGCTATAACGATCTACTACCTCTGGCTTCATCTTACGCTTTACGTCAAACCCTGAATCAGAAGACACAACACCATAACCATGATGTTCCATATGGCTTTGTGGGTAAACTTCGTAAACGTGGTTTCCGTAGGATGCCGCATCGTCTAAATGTGTAGAAGCAAAGGCAGCATGTGGACCATCGCCATCCCACTCATCGCCACGCTGTTTAGTAGGGTTAATTGTTTCGCCTTTGATCTTTTTAGCGTTGGTTCCGTGGAAAAGGCGGAATTGCTTCTCATTAAGGTTGCTCATAGACCAAGTTTATGGCTACTGCCCCCATCCTACAGCGTCAACCATGTCTCCGACCTGGGGGGTCCCCTGTGCGCTCACGCTTAATGGTGGGGGGGTCTTAGCAATTTATTAGTGTTAACAATCTCCCCTGACTATTAATCAGGTGCGATCTTGTTAACATGCGCTCAATAACTATGTGTTCCACATGGCTTGATGACTATTTGATGACGGCACAACTAACTAGCGTTCGGCTACTGACTACGGCAACAGTTTGTTAATACGGATACCACCAGCCTATTAGCCAACTCTCCGAGTTGTTATCAGATCATTACATCACTATTACCTAGTGCCTTCTCTCCTTGTAATAACTCACATGATCAAACGCATACACACAACTACATAGCCACATGTTCCATGTAGCAATTAGTATCTCTTGGCATCACATAACTATTAACTATTCATTAGACATGGAACATGTATCTATCTATCTCTCTCTTATATCTCTATTAGTTATTACTGGAAAAAAATACTTCGGGCGCAATTTCCCACATAACTAATTAACTAAACATCTCTCACAAGGCGCACACACTTAACTAACTAACTTCATGCACGCCCATTAAAGTTAGTTCGCAACTAACTTGCTTCCACCACCGCCACCGCCACCATGAGTAAGTTCGCAATTTCGAACGGGTGTTCGAGATAGTTAGTTCCAGTTCCGAGATCGCCAGTTAGCCCCCACGCTCAGGCTCTCACGCTCAGATAGCCCTAATCGGGCTTCTAGGGGGCTTTATAGCCTTCTACCCCCCATTTAGACCCGATCACCCCACCCAAACCCCGATCAGCCAGCCATGAGCCAGCGTGTTCCACGCTCAATCGGGCAATTCGGACATATCACCCACGCTGGAACTCGCTCTTATCAGGTGATCAAGGTCAACTGGATTTTCTGATACGATCTGCTCAGGCACACGACGATAAAAGTTTGATCTTTTTAGAAACCTCTAGGGGCAAAAGATCAATAATTTTCAAGTGAAAAAAGCCTAGATAGAAATTAAAATCTAGTGAACTTAATAAGTCATTAAATCCTTCGGGAACTTATTAAGGTGATAGCAAATTAATTAACTATTAATTACATAGAGAATTAGGCAAACATAATCAATATGTTTTCTATTAATTAATCATGGATAGTTTTGTTAATAACAAATGCCGACAGTATCCAATCTGATCTAAGCACTAAGAAGTTAATTAATAATAAATAAAATAAACATATTGCTATATGTGTTTTCTGCTATTACTGGCAATAAATAATCTGCGAATTATCTTTACCAGTAATAGTGGTGAATACATAGTGTATTCAATACAACTTAATATAGAACTTAATTCCTTCCCCCTAACAAAAGGAATAAGTAATGAAAACAAATACATATATAGATACAAACGGAAATATCGTTGCTACTGGAACAATCTCAATTAACCAAATTGATCTCGTTCTATCTAATGGAACTCGGTTCTTTTCTACTCGTTCCGATAACTACACTCTTGATGTTTTGAAAAACTTAAACATCAACAAAATAGTCAAAGGACTAAAATAAATGAAAAACAAAAAAATGGTTATTGATGATCTAACTTATGATGAAGTTGGATTGTTATGCACCGCATTAAAAACCACAATAATAAAGATGAAGGAATTAGAAGTTCCTGAGTTCTTTATTGAAACCGCAATCTCTTTGTTTAATCAAGTTGAAGTTATCCTTGATACCAAAGTGGCTGAACAAAAAACTTTTATCGAGTTGATAAACGATCAACTTGATGATGTTGCAATCGCATCAGAGATCATTGAAAAAAACCCTGATGTGGTAATACCTGAATACAAATAAATAAGTTTGTGTTAGTGATTGATTTTGGCTTTCACTAACACAATTCAATTCCCCAGTAATACAAACTAACAACTAACAGAAACGGAAAACAAAATGACTACAACAAATAACAAATCCTTCTTTGTTCCTTCGCTGGAACAAACTGGGCATTACATTGAACGATCTTTCGGTGGCGGTATTACCGAAACTCAAATGTATGACTATTCACTTGAAAACAAAATGAATGTGTTAATTGAAGGTGATGCTGGAACTGGTAAAACAACTTCCGCTATGGCTTACGCATCAAAACGCAAAATGAACTTCTTTGCAGTTCCTTCTAATAACGCACTCGACTTCACACAATTAACTGGTGGCTTATTCCCTGATAGCAAGGGCGAGTTAAAGTGGATTGACGGCGCAATAACAAAGATCGTTCGTGAAGGTGGCGTGTTATTAATTAATGAATTAAATAACGCACCAAAAAATCTTTCACAATATCTAATGAGTTTGTTAGATGATCGCCGATCAATTACATTGATGAGCCACGACAACGAAGTTATCCATGCTCACCCTGATCTATTAGTGGTTGCTGATATGAACCCTAACTATCGTGGAACTCAATTACTTAATGAGGCTTGGAAAGATCGCTTCGCAATTAAGTTAACTTACAACTACGACACAAAGATTGAAAAACAAATCCTTAGTTCAAGTTCATTACTGGAACTTGCTAATGGTATGCGTTCAACGCTTCGTGTTAATGATGCTTCTAATCCTTCAACCATATTTGAAACCCCAGTATCAACTCGTATCTTAAAAACATTCGAGAAACTTGCTAAGGGTCTTTCTTATGAGTTTGCTAGTGAAGTGTTTGTTAATAACTTTGCTGATGATGAGAAGCCAGCAGTTCGTATGTTGCTAGAAGGTAGCGAATACAACATCAAATCCGATCTTGGATTACTTGAACCAGTTAACGCTTAGTTAGGAATAAATAAATGGAATATCCATTCTTAGATTTAGATGAGGCTCTAACTCAATCTAATCTAAAAAATAAGGAGAAGCAGGAAGCAGAAATTAAACGCCAAAGGATTGAACGATTTACTCAATTCTTTGGCAGAGTTAATTCTGCATTAACACTTCGTAAGGTTGAGGTTAAAGTTGAACATGCAGAGATCAACGCACCTGCTTGGTCAGGTGCTTCTCATGTTTGTTTTAATTCACGATTACTTGGCAATCTAAATACTCCAAAAGAGATTGCTGGTTTGCGTGGTCTTGATCTACATGAAGTTAGCCACATTCTTTACACACCAAGAGAAGGTTCTGAAATCTTTGAATGGTGTAGAGATATGGATTATTTATTTGCTTACAATGCGTTAGATGATCAGCGAATTGAAACTCTATTTACAACTC